AAAACCTAGTTGATTACTTTAATGCAGGTATCAAAGAGCGTACAGATAATGTAGCAATGAGTATCGGCACTAGTGACTCAGACTTTAATAAACTTGTTCAAGTATATGAACAATGTGAAGGCAATCTAAAATACGTGTGCATGGATATTGCAAACGGATATTCAGAGCACTTTGCAGCTCGAGTGCGTGATGTGCGCAAAGCAATACCAAATATTGTAATCATCGCCGGAAATGTAGTAACAGGCGAAATGACGGAGGAACTTATTCTTGCTGGAGCAGATATCGTTAAAGTGGGAATTGGCCCTGGTAGTGTATGCACTACTCGCATTCAGACTGGCGTGGGGTATCCCCAACTTTCAGCAGTTATCGAATGTGCAGATGCGGCTCATGGTCTTGGCGGACATATTATTGCTGATGGCGGCTGTACCTGCCCTGGTGACGTGGCTAAGGCTTTTGCTGCCGGCGCAGACTTTGTAATGCTTGGCGGTATGCTTGCCGGACACGATGAAGGTGGTGGCGAAGTTATTACCAAGTTCTACGAAACAAATGAAGTTGATAACGAAGGTTATCGAGTAAGAGAAATGAAACAGTTTGTACAGTTCTACGGTATGAGTAGTGACGCAGCAAACACAAAACATTTTGGCGGATTGAAAAACTATCGTTCGTCAGAAGGTCGTGAAGTACTTGTTCCTTACAGGGGCGAGGTAGCACGAACAGTACAAGACTTGCTCGGAGGCATCCGTTCAACTTGTACATACGCAGGCGCTATGAAGCTCAAGCAACTTAGCAAATGCACAACCTTTGTTCGTTGTACTCAGCAATTTAATGCTGTTTATGCGAATAATAATAAATAAAATCGGAATGCCAAATGGGTTCCAATTAATCTTGCTTAATTAAGGAGAAATAACATGATTAAACCAATTCGTGATAGAATTCTTATCAAGCCAACACCTGTTGAAACAAAAACAGAGTCAGGCTTATATATTCCAGATACTGCATCAGATACAGCACCTGAAAAAGGGACTGTGCTTTCTGTAGGCAGCGGACGAGTAACACAAGAAGGAAAAATTATTTCTTTTGAAGTTGCTGAAGGGAATATTGTACTTTACCCTAAAGGCGCTGGAGTTAAAACTAAATCCAACGGTGATGATTTGATCATCTTAACTGAAGACCAAATCTTAGCAATTGTAGAATAAGGAGAATATTATGACAGCAAAAGACGTAACATTCGGCAATGATAGCCGAGCAAAATTATTGAAAGGTGTTGACACACTGGCAAACGCAGTGCGTGTAACACTAGGTCCTAAAGGACGTAACGTAGTAATTCAGAAAACTTATGGTGCTCCTGTAATTACTAAAGACGGCGTATCAGTTGCAAAAGAAATTGAACTAGAAGATGCACTTGAAAACATGGGCGCACAGATGGTCAAGCAAGTTGCCAGCCGTACAGCAGATGATGCAGGTGACGGTACTACTACTGCAACTGTACTAGCACAAGCTATTGTCAAAGACGGCATGAAGTTTGTAACTGCTGGCATGAATCCAATGGATCTCAAGCGCGGTATTGACAAAGCTGTAACTGCAATTGTAGGCGAATTGTCTGCACTATCAAAGCCATGTACTACACAAACAGAAATTGCACAAGTTGGTTCTATCTCTGCTAACAGCGATACTACTATCGGTAACTTGATTGCAGAGGCAATGGAGCGTGTTGGCAAGAACGGTGTTATCACTGTTGAAGATGGCAAGAGCTTGCAAGACGAGCTAGAAGTAGTTGAAGGCATGCAGTTTGATCGTGGATTCTTATCGCCTTACTTTGTAACCAATCAAGATCGACAAGTTGTTGAACTAGAAGATCCGTTTGTATTGTTAGTCGATAAAAAAGTATCAGGTATCCGCGATCTGCTTCCAGTGCTAGAAGCAGTAGCAAAAGCTGGCAAGCCGTTGTTAATCATTGCAGAAGATGTAGACGGCGAAGCATTGGCAACGCTAGTTGTTAACCATATGCGTGGACTAATTAAAACTGTAGCAGTTAAAGCACCCGGCTTTGGCGACCGTCGAAAAGAAATGCTTGGCGACATTGCAGTGCTAACTGGAGCAACTGTTATTTCTGAATCAGTTGGTTTGACACTAGAAAAGACCACTGGTGAGCATTTGGGCCAAGCAGCTCGAGTTGAAGTAACTAAAGACAATTGTGTTATTGTTGATGGTGCAGGAGACAAAGATGCTATTGCAGCAAGAGTTAATGCAATTACTACTCAACTTGAAAATACTGAGTCGCAGTATGATACTGAAAAACTACAAGAACGTCTTGCTAAATTAGCAGGCGGTGTAGCAGTTATTCGTGTCGGCGCAGCAACTGAAGTTGAAATGAAAGAGAAGAAAGATCGTATTGACGATGCACTTCATGCAACTCGTGCAGCAGTTGAAGATGGTATTGTTCCCGGCGGTGGTGTAGCACTTATTCGTGCAAAGCAAGCTGTAACTGCTTTGAAAGGTGCTAACTCAGATCAAGATGCAGGTATTAAAATCGTAATGCAGGCAGTCGAAGCACCAGTTAGACAAATTATTTCTAACGCAGGAGATAGTCCGGATGTAGTAGTAAATGGTATCTTGAGCGGCGCTGATAACTACGGCTACAATGCAGCAACAGGCGAGTATGGTGACATGCTTGAACTAGGTATTATCGATCCTACTAAAGTTACTAAGACTGCATTGATTAATGCAGCCAGCGTAGCAAGTTTGATTCTAACTTCCGAGTGTACTATCACTGAAGTTAAAAAAGATGATAACAATACCGTTCCGCCTGGAATGCCAATGATGTAATTTATCATTGATAAATAATTACGGAATGCCGAAAGGGTTCCGTAATTTAATCTTGCTTATTAAAGGAGAAAAAAAATGACAAGACTTACAACTTTAGACTTACCTAACTTTCATAGAGCCACTGTTGGCTTTGATAGAATGTTTAATGAACTTGAAAGACAGTTTGCAAACAGTCCAAATGGAAACGGGTATCCCCCATACAATATTGCACAAATCAACGACGACGAATACATGATTAGTATTGCTGTCGCTGGCTTTGGTATGGATAACCTTGATATTACAAAGGATGGAAAGATCCTGCGTATTGAAGGAACTGCTCCTAAGGGAGACGAAAATGTAAACTACCTACACAAAGGAATCGGCGGACGCAACTTCCGTAGAGAGTTTACACTTGCTGACTATGTGGAAGTCGCTGGCGCAACACTAGAACTAGGTATGCTTAACGTACACCTAAAGCGTGAAGTACCAGAAGCACTGCAACCTAAGAAAATCGCTATTAAAGATTACTCAGGTGCAGTACACGAAGCAATTGAAACAGAC